TTTTAAGAAAGGCTTTTTTAAAAGGGGCTAATTTAAGTTGCGCTGATTTAAGAGAGGCTGATTTAAGAGATGCTGATTTGTGGAATGCTGATTTAAGTGGTGTTAAAAAAGGAGATAACGCATGAAAAAACTAACACAAGCAGAAATCGACGAAAAATTAAAAAACGATGATAAAGATTGGCGAAAGTTGGATTTAAGTGGTGCTGATTTAAGATGTGCTAATTTAAGTTGCGCTGATTTAAGTGGTGCTGATTTAAGTGGTGCTGATTTAAGAGATGCTGATTTAAGAGATGCTGATTTAAATGGGGCTGATTTAGAAGGCGCTGATTTAAGGCGCGCTAATTTAAGAGATGCTGATTTAAGAGAGGCTGATTTAAAGGGCACTGATTTAAAGAGCGCTAATTTAAGGGGGACTAATCTAAGAGAAGCTAATTTAAGTTGCGCTGATTTAAGAGAGGCTGATTTAAGCGGAGCTGATTTAAGAGAGGCTAATTTAAGCGGAGCTGATTTAAGAGAGGCTGATTTGTGGAATGCTGATTTAAGTGGTGTTAAAAAAGGAGATAACGCATGAAAAAACTAACACAAGCAGAAATCGATGCGAAGCTAAAAAACAATGATAAAAACTGGCAAAAGTTGGATTTAAGTGGTGCTGATTTAAGAGGAGCTAATTTAATGCGCGCTGATTTAAGTGGCGCTAATTTAAGTGGCGCTGATTTAAGAGATGCTGATTTAAGAAAGGCTTATTTAAGATGGGCTGATTTAAGCGGAGCTGATTTAAGCGGAGCTGATTTAAGAGATGCTGATTTAAGGCGCGCTGATTTAAGAGAGGCTGATTTAAAGGGCGCTGATTTAAAGGGCGCTGATTTAAGGAGCGCTGATTTAAAGTGCGCTAATTTAAGAGATGCTGATTTAAAGGGCACTGATTTAAGTGGCGCTAATTTAAGAGATGCTGATTTGAGAGAGGCTGATTTATATGGCGCTTATTTAAGATGGGCTAATTTAAGTTGCACTGATTTAAATGGCGCTGATTTAAGGAGCGCTGATTTAAGAGATGCTTATTTAAAGGGCGCTGATTTAAGAGAGGCTGATTTAAGAGAGGCTGATTTGTGGAATGCTGATTTAAGTGGTGTTAAAAAAGGAGATAACGCATGAAAAAACTAACACAAGCAGAAATCGACGAAAAATTAAAAAACGATGATAAAGATTGGCGAAAGTTGGATTTAAGTGGTGCTGATTTAAGATGTGCTAATTTAAGTTGCGCTGATTTAAGAGAGGCTGATTTAAAGGAAGCTGATTTAAAATGGGCTAATTTAAGTTGTGCTAATTTAAGTTGCGCTGTTTTAAGGGAGGCTTTTTTAAAAGGGGCTAATTTAAGTGGAACTGATTTAAGAGAGGCTGATTTAAGAGAGGCTGATTTATGGGGAGCTAATTTGGAATTCGCAAATTTAAGGCGCGCTAATTTAAGAGATGCTGATTTAAGCGGAGCTGATTTAAGCGGGGCTAATTTAAGCGGAGCTGATTTAAGAGAGGCTGATTTAAGATGTGCTGATTTAAGCGGAGCTGATTTAAGAGAGGCTAATTTAAGCGGAGCTGATTTAAGAGAGGCTGATTTAAGTGGTGCTAATTTAACTGAATAGTAAAAGAGGAGTACAAAGCATGAGTAAAACAAAAGTTGATAATGTTTACATATTGACATCTGATGGAATCACAGTAGAAAAATTTCACATCAGAGATTTAGAAAAAGCAAAACAAAAAGCTGAATATTTAACAAAGATCCATGATGATGGATATAAATATACAATTAAAATAATTAATGAGTATGTTGATGATCGCGGATTTGGTTATAAACGCTTAGCTAAATAAAGGAGTGAAAAAAGATGATAAATGAAATAATTATTGATGCGCAACAAATAGCTGATGATTTTATTTTATTGTTAGATAAAAAACAAAAAGTAGATCTAATGAAAGGAATATTACCTGCTGCTAGATTGCACGGATATTTAAAAGCAATTAAAAGAAGATGTGGGTTAGAAAATTTATGTAAACAGGCACAAGATATTTTTGAAAAAGATATTATTGTTGCAATTTTAAATGAGGGAAATTTTTATGAATGCAATTAAAATTAAAAATAACGAAAAACAAAATAAAATATCTTTGTCTATTGAAGAAAAAGATAAAAAACTTATTAATGTAGAATGTGATTTTTAAATTAACTTAGTTAAGAGAGGTAATAACTATGAATGATAATTTTGAACAGTTCGAACGTATAGCATTTAGTCATATAAAAAAAATACATGAGTCGAATGTAAATTTAGATAATATTTTGAAAAAAATTAAGCAATTAATTGATGAACGCAAACAAATTGATTTTTTTGATGATAATATAGAATCATATTGCGATATATTAAACAATTCGAAAAAAATTTTGTTAATTGTTTTTGGTAATAATGATTTGTTATTGCAACATTATGCGATCAGAGAATGGGCTATTAGATATATCAGAGAATCTGTAGAAGAAAAAATGACAGAAGAAAAAATTATTACTATTACGGATAGAATTATTAAATATTTAGAAAGAACATATGAGTTATGAATATAAATGATGATATAGAAGAAATGATTAACATAATCAAGTGGAGATTTGATGCTTATGTTACTGATTATTTTACATCAATAACATGTTTATATAATAAAAATAAAATACCAAAAAAAAGGTACGAGTGGCTGATTAAAAAACGGCCGCATGAACTATTTGATGAATTATTTAATAAGTATTATTCTGATAATTAATGCTTAATAATTAAACACATAAAAGAACAAAAAAATTTAAAAAATATCGCAAAAAAGTCTTGACAATATCGTCTAAGCTGATATACTGTAATTAAGCTCATAAATAATTATGAGCTGATTAAAAAAGGAGTATAAATTATGATTCAAATACCATTATGGTTATCATTTTTTATAACAATAATAGGGATTACATCAATTATATGTTGCTGTATAGGGATTATATTTTTGATGCATAGGTGCGCTAAAAATAGTTTACTTGCAAAAAAGATTGATATGATCACTTTAATCACATCATCTTTTTTAAGTATTGTAATGATCATTATTATAATGATCTGGCTAGCGTTGATTTTATTATATGGTCATGCGCTGAATTTTTTAATTTAACATTTTAAGGTATAAATTATGACGCTTTTTTACGATAACAGTCAAGAGGAATTAACGACACTAGGTAAATTTATGACATTTATTACAGCTATATTAATAATAATATTTACTATTAGAATTATTGGCACTTCTTTACAAAATAATGAAGCATATTTACGCTATTTATGGATAGATAATTTGCAAAATGAGCATAATCAAGTTATTTATGTGCCCACTGAGACAAATTTGCCGATTTTAGAAGCTAGTAGATTAAATAAACATTGAAGGTAAAAAAATGAAACGACGACAAAATGAAACATATAATGAATATAAAAAAAGAAGAAAAAGAGAACAAGAATATATAATAGAGCATTTGAAAGGTAAGCTGTTTTATGATTCGTCAAATGACAAACATTATAAAAAAAATAAGAAATAATCTTTTTTTAATTAAAAATATGGAGGTTATTATTATGAACATGGGTGTTGAAATTAAAGAAAAACGAATTGCAAAAAATATATCAAAGCGCAGATTAGCACAAATTGCAGGAATTAGCAGCACATGGATTGATAAAATAGAAAACGGGTATGAACCAAAAAAGCAAAAACATGTTATTTTTGCAAAAATTTTACGTGCATTTGATAAAATTGATGATATGTATTATGAAAAAAGTGCAAGACAAAGATTGATTTATGAAGATAAATTAAGCAATAGATTAACTATTATATTAAAAATGATGGATGATAATTATAATAGAGCTAAAATGAGAGATGTATTTTGATATGAAAGACAATGAAAAATATGATAATTATAATCTTGATCAAAAATTATTGCATGATAAATGAACTATTTTCTGATATGTATGATTAACATAGGTGATAGATGAAATGAAAATAACGTCTGAAAAAATAAAACAATTGCGACAAAAACTTAAATTAAAACAAAAAGAATTTGCAAATTTGATAGGTATAACGTGGCAATATTTGTCTGCGCTAGAAAATAATAAAAAAAGCATCTCTCATAGAGTTGCAATTTTTGTACATTTACTTGATACTCTTGATTTAAATGCAGAAACAGCAAGACATTTTTATAAGAGATCATGCTTACATAAAAAATAGATAATTAAAAATAAATATGAAAATAAATTTTTCTAACAAATATTATTTTAAAAAAAATAAAAGACGTAATAAAAATATTTTAAAATATATTGTATGGCTAAATAATCATGATAAGTTAATTCATTTGTGCGATGAGTATTATCTTATGATTGAAAAAAATCAACATCGTCTAAGCTGATATACTGTAATTAAGCTCATAAATAATTATGAGCTGATTAAAAAAGGAGTATAAATTATGAAGTATATAACACAACATGCAGACAAAGAAACTGCGCTAGCTGCTGTAAAACAAGATGGGTGGGCACTCCAATTTGCGAGCGGCGAGCTAAAAAATGATAAAGATTTTTTCTTTGATTTAATAAATTTTGTTAAAACATATAGCATTGAAAAGGAAATTAAAAATGACTAAACGACTTACTTTAAAAGATTTTAAACATATTAAAATAGATATTTATGATTTTGATCTCTATATCTTATTTAATAAAAATTGGAAAAATTTATTTGCTAATTTTCTCGAAGAAAATCATAATTATTATTTAGATATAGATAAATGTGGATATGCACTAACAACTTTTATTAAGGATATTCATAGAATATATTTAATTTTTAATGAAAATCCAAACGCGAATTCAGTGATACATGAAAGCATTCATGCTGCTCTTTATATTATTTATCAACTTGACATTAATCTTGATAAAAATAATCAAGAACCATTCGCATATTTAGCTTCTTTCATTGCAACGAAAATTTGTGAAATTTCTTTTAATATTCATAATAATAAATCTTTTTTTACAAAAGTTCTTTCAAACTTAAAAACAGGAGACAAGAATGATGACTAATCATATAATTATGGATGCAACACAAATAGCGCAAAATTTTATACAGCTATTAGATAAAAATCAAAAAATTGAATTAATGCGTGGAACTATTCTATGAGGAAAATTCAACGGATATATAAAATTTTTAAAAAGAAAATATAGATTTGATAATATGCATAAATATTCTCAAGATTTTTTTGAAAAAGAAATTATTATAGCAATTTTAATAGAGAGTAGTTTTTTAACGGAGGAATTAAATCATGAAAAAACTAACGCAAGCAGAAATCGAAGAAAAATTGAAAAATGATGACAAAGATTGGCGAATTCTGGATTTAAGCGGTACTGAAACACAACATGCAGACAAAGAAATCGCGCTAGCTGCTGTAAAACAAGATGGTTTAATGCTTAGATATGCAAGCGCTGAATTACGAGCAGATAAAGAAGTTGTGCTAGCTGCTGTAAAACAAAATGGTTTAGCACTTAGATATGCAAGCGATGATTTGCAAAAAATAGTAAAAGATGAGTATAATTTATGAACTATAAACAAGAAGACAAAGAATTTGCAGAATTATTTGATCATGTGGTAAATTATATCTAGAGTTAACTCTTTTTAGAAGAGAAACATTGATGCAGTTACAATTAAACGAAACAACTAAAAAAGTGTTAAAAGAAAACAATATATATATTTAAAAATACTAATTATATTTAAACTTTAAAAATCTTTACGTAAAGTTTTTTTACCTAAAGAATCTTTACTTAAGCTAAAATTTAAAAGAATATATTATTATGTTTATAATCGAGGGTAAATAAAACATGCATAGAAAAATAATGAAAAGACGAAAAATTAAAAACTCAGAAAATTTTAAAAGAAATATCAAAAAAAATAAAAAAGATGAAAAATTTAATATTGATAATTTACATATAGAAAAACAAATATATAATTATTATATAATTTTTGATAAATTTGGAAAACCACTATGGAAGAAATATTTAATTGAACAAGAAAATAAACAGATTAATAATTTTGATGTGATTAATATAAGCCAACCATCAATTTTAAAAAATGTAAAAACAATTACATCAAATAATTTATAGAGATAAAAAAATGCAATCAAAATCTGCGAAAGCTTTCATGTGTATGCAAAATTTTAGCAATAAATATTGCAAAAATTGTAAATTATTTAATACATCTAAATGTAAAGTTACACCAAAAATTCTTTATTATATATGTTATTTTTCATTAAATAATTTAAAATGTATATGTGATAAATTTATAGAAAAATAAATTTAATGTCAATAATTTATAATTATTTGTTAATCAGCATGTGCAATTAAAAAATATTCAGTTATCTATTGCATTTATTGCACTCATATTGTTACTCATGATTATTTTTCAAACCATGCTGTTGCACATATATTAGCACTATCTTTTATTTTCTTATTCATAATATTTTTGTTATATATTGACAATAAAATTGATCTCGATCATTTTTATCTATGCAAGAACTATCACAATAATACATTATCTCTTTATTATATTTATATCGAAATTTAAAAATTGTAATAAATATTATATATGTCTTAAAAAATCTTTCATTTAAATTTTCATAACTTGCAATAGGAATTTTGATTTCTTTTTTATATGCAAGATCATTTTTTAAATTAATAAAACCAACAAAATTATTATAATATTTATCGAAAAGTAAAAACCGCTTTCCGTCAAATAATAAACGTTTATTACTAAATGGAAGTAATGGCAATACAGAATCAATTATTTTTTTGTTATAAGTTATTGTTTTCATACTTTTATTTTGATATCATTAATTACTCATAATTATTTCTCAAATTTATGCAACATCATCATTTTATTAAGAAATAATTACACCAATAACAATAAAAATAATCATTAATACAACAATAATCGCACAACCTGATCCAATTAAGCCAAATCCTGTTTTTAACATATTTTTTCTAAATTTTTTAAAGCAACTTTCTTTTTTTTGAACTAAATAAGAATTTTGACAAAGATAACTGTTGAGCAAATAATATACATTTGTTTTAAAATTATCTATATCTGCTTTTTTTGCTAGATTAAAAATATATAATTCGATTTGTTTATCATTGTTAAAATAATGTACTAAAGATAAACTATCAAAAGGCTCGTTTTTTGCCAAAAAATATTTAATTCCCGCAAAAATCGCGCGATTTATTTTTGTTGAAAAATGATATATGTCAATCGGTAATACACCATGTTTGCGTAAATAATTAGTAAATTCATCACGAATTTCAAAAAGCAATGAATTATCTGTTAATAATGATCCGAGAACTGATTGTTCAATATCCACATCCACAATATTATAAATAGTCATAGTCATGTTTCCTGCATAAATTAAATATTATATTAACAAGAGCCATAACAATAGCCATCGCGATAGTTATAGCTAGAGCAGCAAATGTCAAGATTTATTTTAACACAAAGACATAAAAATGCAAGAAAATCACAAGAAAATCACAAGAAAATCAATTGGGCAATCTTTTTGTGACAATTGTGCTGACGCAGCATTTATTAAAAATACGGCGTCGTTACTTTTGATTAAAAAATGGTCAGTTAGCAAATAAAAGTATAATATTATACAGTAAAAAATCAATAAAAATTTGTTTTATTTTTTTAAAAAATATATTATTCTTATTGTTAAATTTATGACAATAATTATCCTGTTTTATTTTTAAACAACTAAAGCGGGTGATAACATGACAATTGATGCTGTACAAGCTATTGGAAAAAACAGAAAAGAGTTGATTACTTTTATGTCAAATTTTTGGATAAATGCTAAATTAGTTGCTAAATTATTAAATCTCAAACCTGACACGATTTATCAAATGAGATTTGGCAGCAGAGAAATTTCGCAAGAACAAATAGATTTTTTAAAAAAAAGCTATAAAGAATATATGTATAAACAACTTGAAAAGTTATAAGGATTTTATTTAAGTGAAATTTGTTGAATATTCATCTATTAAAAATATCAATGATAGTAAATTTATTGATAAAATTTATAATCAATGCTATGGTGATAATTTATATATTGTTTTAGAAAAAGCGCATGGCGCTAATTTTGCAATTTATTTTGACGGTAAGCAATTCAGATGCGCGTCAAGAGATAGATTTCTTAATTTTATATTAAATTTAGATGATGAAAACATTTTACAACTAGATGAGTTTAATCGAGTTTGTGAAAATTCTGAAGGTTTTTTTGGATATAAATATATTTTATATTTTATCTTGCCTAGAATTGTAGAGTATTATAAATTTTTAAAAAATTTTGAAAAAATAGATCAGCTTATTATTTATGGAGAATTAATAGGAGCAAATTATCAGCACGATGATTTTAAAATTATAAATAAAAAATATAATCTGAGAAAAGTTCAAAAAGGTGTATTTTATTCTCCAGTTCCAACTTTTTATATTTTTGATATAAAAATCAATAATAAATATTTAGGATATTATAAGTTTGAGAATGTTTGCGCTAGATTTTTTTCAAAAAAATTTAAAATTAATGATAATGATAATGAGTGTCAAAAAATATTTAAAAAATATAGTATTTGTTATGCATATAAATTATTTAGCGGATCATTGAAAGATTGCATCAAGTTTAATAATGAATATGAATCATCAATACCTAGCATTCTTGGATTGCCAAAAATTGATAATAATATATGCGAAGGTAATATTATTAAGCCTGTTAATGATCTATATTTAGCATGTGGATCTAGAATTATATTAAAAAATAAAAATATTAAATTTGCTGAAAAACAAAAAGAGAAAAAAAATAGTATAAGAATAGAAGATATATCAGAACAAGCTCAAAATTTATTAGATATATTATTAACATATGTTAATATGAATAGATTAAATAATGTGATATCGCATATTGGAGAAGTTACAATTAATGATTTTGGTAATTTGATGAAAGAATTAAATAAAGATATTTTAGATGATTTTTATTATTATTGTGCTGAGAATAATTTTGATTATCTTACAAAAGATGAACAAAAATTTTTACGCAAAGAATTAAATAGAAATTGTGCAAATTTAATAAAAGAATATTTTACGAGTAATAAACAATTAATTTTAAAACAAAGACAGCAGAAGTGATGAAATATGCGAATAGAACAAGTTGACATAAAAAAAATAAAACCATATGAGAATAATCCAAGAATCAATAAAAAATCTATTGATAAGGTTGCTAATAGTTTATTAGCATATGGTTGGAGACAACCAATCGTTGTTGATAAGAATATGATTATTGTTGCTGGTCATACAAGATTTTCTGCTGCAAGGCAATTAAAATTAAATAAAGTGCCTGTGCATATCGCAGATAATCTTAATGAGCAACAGATAAAAGCATACAGATTGGCTGATAATAGATCTGCTGATGACTCAGAATGGAATTTTGATGCATTAAAAATAGAGCTAGAATCTTTGATTGATTTTGATCCACAAGTTGATTTAGCTATTACAACATGTTTTGATCAAAGCGAAATAAATTCTATTATGGAAGATGATAAATTAAAAACTGATCTAGATAAAAATGATGAGATTTTATTTGAAAATAATAGTTTTGATCTTGATAAAATTGTAACTAAAGAAGGTATGGTTTGGGTGTTGGATAAACATAAAATAATTTGTGGTGATTCAACTAAAAAAGAAACATTTACTAAATTATTTAATAACTCAAAAAATGATAATATAGATAAAGCAGATATGATATTTACTGATCCTCCATATAATGTTGATTATGAAGGGCATAAAAAAATAAGAGATAAAATATCTAATGATAAAATGACAGATGATAATTTCTTTTGTTTTTTAAAAAATGTTTTTGATAATATATATAATTTTATAAAAGATGATGCATCATTATATATTTGTTATTCAACTTCTGAAACATCAAATTTTTTAAAAGCATTAGATAACAATAAATTTAATATTATAAATATTATTATATGGGCTAAAAATCATTTTGTTATAAGTTTTGGTAGGTATAATAGACAATATGAGCCTATTATTTATGCTTATAAGAAAAATAAAACAGATAAATGGTATGGTGATAATACACAATGTGATTTATGGAATTTTAATGTTTATAAAAGTTCTAGTTTACATCCAACGATGAAACCAGTTGCTTTAATAAAAAAATCGTTAATCAATAGTAGTAAAAATAATAATGTTATTTTAGATCCATTTTTAGGTAGCGGATCAACATTAATTGCATGTGAAGATATGAGTCGTATATGCTATGGAATTGAATTAGAACCTAAATATGTAGATACTGTTATTCAAAGATGGCAATTTTTAACAAAAAAAGATGCTATGTTAGAAAATGGTCGATCATATAATCAATTAAAGGATATGTTGAAAAATGACAAGCGGTGAACACCCAAATTGTAGACGTGCTGACAAAAAAAATTTAAAACCTTTTAAAAAAGGTGAGAATATAACGCACGGAAAAACTGGAAAAAGAATATCAACACGATTAAAAGAAATCCTAAATAAAAATTTAACGCTAAAAAATCCTTTTACTCATGAAATGGAAAAAAAAACAGGCAGTGAATGGGTTGCGTTAATGATAGTTGCGCATGCGTTAAAAGGTAATTCAAAAGCAATGGAAATTTTGCTTGATCGCACAGAAGGAAAAGTATTAAGCAAAGTTGATATGTCAGTATCTGAATCAATGTCAATTCAGATAATTAAACAGCAAATACGTTTAAAAAATGATAAAAACTGCAAATGAATTTAAAAATGAATTTAATTGTAGTCAGGACATATATGATGCAGCAATTTATGCGATACGTCTTGAAGATAGCTTTTATGAATTTTATAAAGAAGCATGGTGTGTTTTGCATGATAAAAGTATTCCATTAATTAAAATCCCATTAGTTAAAATTTTATGCGATCATTTACAGACTTTGTACGATTGGCATGCTGGTAAAATAACTGATATAACATTTAACCGTATAGCGATTGCAGTCCCGCCTGGTTTATCAAAAAGTCTAAGTGTTTGCGTTGCATTTCCTGCGTGGGTATGGACAAAGGAACCATCTGCTAAATTTATGAGTGGTTCTTACAATGAATCATTTGCAACAAGAGATGCTCGTCGCACAAGAGATTTAATTAAAAGTGAGTGGTATCAATATTTGTGGGGTGATGTATTTAAAATTAAAGACGATCAAGATTCAAAAAAATATTATGAGAATGATTGCGGCGGAGAAAGATTAGCATTTGGAACAAGAGGAACATTTACAGGTATCAGATGTGATTTTGCATTGTTTGACGATCCGTTAAAAATTCAAGACGCATATTCAAAACTTGAGCGAGAAAAAATAGGAAAACTTGTTGGAAATGCTCATACAAGATTTAAAAACCCACAAACTGGAGTAATTGTAGTTATACAACAGAGATTACATGTTGATGACCCGATAGGGAGGCTTTTAAATAAAAAAAATGAAAAATGGGATTATTTGTGTATGCCAATGGAATGTGACCCATCAATAAGATGCAAGACTCAAATTTTTGAAGATAAAAGAAAAGATGGTGAATGTTTGTGGCCTGAAAGATTCACAAAAGATTTTTTAAAAGCTGAAAAGGAAAGCATGGGATCTCGTGATTATAATGCTCAAATACAACAACATCCAGAAAGTGAAAGCGGAAGCATTATTCATCGCGAATGGTTTAGATATTACAAGGAGTTACCTGCTGAACGTAAATTTAGAATACAAGCATATGATACAGCTTTTAAAATAAAAAAGACAAGCGATTATTCATCATGCATAACAATAGATTATATACCTCCGTATTTTTACATTGTCGGATATTGGCGCGAAAAAGTTGAAATGCCAGAATTAAAACGAAAAATACAAAACTTATATGCTAAATATAACCCTGATCAAGATATTTTAGAAGACAAGGCATCTGCACCGTCAGCTGTTCAAGAGTTAAAAAGATATACAACAATTCCGTTTAAGTTAATTAACCCACAAGGAAATAAAGAGTCAAGATGTTATGCTGTTAGTCCAACTTTTGAAGCTGGAAAAATATTATTTCCTGATGTGTCATTTTACCCAGAAGCTGCTGAATGGCTTATTGATTTTGAAGATCATCTTGTAAGATTTCCTAGCGAAACACATGATGACGATGTTGACGCACTAACATTGGGAATAATTTATCTTAAAGATAAATTTAAGCAACCAAAATTATATTCTCTTTAACAAAAAGATAAAATCCTTTATAAAAAAAAATAGATGTGTAAACTATATACTATTTATATATCTATCCTATAATAAATAAGGCGCTCTCATGAAATTAAAAAATTTTTTTAAAATTCCTTTTTTTAAAAATTCAAAAAATAAAAGTAACAAAAATAATAAAAATATTATTGATATTGATTTATCAGAGACATGTCCATCAACTTACAGAAGGCAATCATATATCGATTGGCTTATTTGTAAAAATGAAACGCAATTAGCTGCAACAACAGCAATTAAATATTTTTTCATGTGCGCTCCGTTATTTGACGGTATAGATAGAATTTCTCAAGCAATTTCTGAAATTAAACCACTTGTTTATGATATGCGACTCAAAAAATTTATTTTAGATCATCCGTTAAATAAATTATTACAAAAACCTAACTATACAATGAATGGCGCAGAATTTATGTACGCAATATCAACGTTTATGTTGTTGACAGGCAACAATTATATGTTTGGTGATGGAATTAACAAAAATAAACCTCCTATGCAATTATTTTTACGCCCACCTCAAGCTGTTGATTATTTTTTAGGAACAGATGGACAGATTAATTCTTACACAGTTCAATTAATGAACAAATTAACACAATATCAAAAAATAGTTGATATAAATTATGGATTTAGATATATAAATGAGACAAATAATATCACATCTGAATTATTTCATTTTAAAAATTTTAACCCAGATTGTACATTATTTAATCTCAAAGGAAATTCAGTGCTAAATTCGATTTATTACGAAATTGAACAATATATCGCATCAGGGAGGCATAATTTATCGTTGCTTAAAAGAGGTACAACAATCAGCGGTGTTTTTTTCAGTGAAGATGATTTGTCAGACAATGCATTTGAGCAACTTAAAGCACAAATCAACGAATACTATTCTGGAGATCAAAATGCAGGAAGACCATTTTTGGCAGTTGGAGGGTTAAAATTTCAACCGAATCAACAATCAAATAAAGATATGGATTTTAATGCGTTAACAAAAAATGTTACTGCAACTATATATAATATATTGCGCATTCCGTTGCCATTAATTGCATCTGATACAATGACGCTTGCAAACCTTGAAGCGTCAATGACAATTTTTTATAAAAATGGTGTGTTGCCGTTGGTAAAGCGTATTTACGCTAATCTAACACAAGCTTTGCTCTCAAAATACCCAAACTCAGAAAATTTAATAATTTGGTACAATGCTAACGATATTCCAGCGCTGGAAAGTGAAATTATAGAAAATGTAAACAAAAAGAAGGATTTGGGCGTTTTAACTGCTAACGAATTAAGAGATGAGCTAGGTAGAGATCCGTTAAACGGGGGTGACGATCTATATCAACCTGCCAGCAACGTGCCATATGCTAGCAAGACAAACGACATATTAGATGTTCAAGACAATAAACCTGATGAGTCAAATAAACCAAAAATTGATCAAAATAAACAACCGTCTGATGACGAACAAGGAAGCAATGATGCTTAATGCGACACAAAATGAACGCACAAAAGAAGCACAAAAACAGCACAGGTTAAAATTAACGCTTGAACTTGCATTGTACGGTTCTTTGTTACCAATTTTTCGCGGTTTTTCGACTGATTTGCGCAAACATTATGCAAAACATGGCAATATGATTCATACGCATGATTTTAGAGCAGATGTAAAAAAAAAATTAGAAAAACACTATAATAAAGTATCTGAAAAATTTGCGAAAACAATAGTCAATAAAATTGGTAAGCCTGATAATCATGATCAAATTATAGTCTCAATTTTAACAAAAACTGATATACATAATCAGTTGCGAGCTGCTGAAAGTGCAAAAATTATTGCAAACACTACACATCAAGATATGATCGAGTCAATTATACAAGCAATAAACGAAGTTAAAACAAAAGGTGAACAAATAACGTCAAAAAACGTTGCAAATATTGCTGAAATCAGACTAAAGAAAAAAATGCATGGTAGATTAACGACAATTGCAACAACTGAGACTAATAATCCTGCAGAACATACTAAACAAACTGAAATTGATTACTTAAATCATCATGATGCAATCATTAAAAACGAAAAAATTAGAGAAAAAACAAAGAAAAAACAATGGCTTGCAATTTTAGATAAAGTTACACGTGAAACACATGCAGAATCTGACATGCAGATAGTTGATTTTAACGATGCATATATTGTTGATGGCGAAAAATTAATGTATCCAGGAGATATGAGTTTGGGCGCATCAATTGGTAATACTATTAATTGTAGATGTTCATCTATCATTATAATAGATTAAAAAGAGCAAAAATTTTAAAAATATTTTGACAAAATTTTATAATTAATTATGATGATCTAATCATGCATGCATGCAAACATGAAGCATTTTTGTTATATTTTATAAATAATTGAGTGAGTATGAATAAGACTCTTAATATCTCATGAAGTTTATTTTGTATAATTTTTGCGTATTGGTGCAAATTGATCCTTGCATACTAGACGATATGCAAATAAAATGTGGAAAGATCTTGTGTGCATGCGCCAATTTTGAGCTATAAATGAACACACCAAAAAAAACTACATTTTATTATTATTTTTTAATCAAAAGATATCCAGAAAATTTTTTTTTAAGATTAATTTATAAAATTTTACGTATTACATTAATTGATTTTACATTAATTGATTATGGTTTTGATAATAATATAAATGGCAAAAATCTATTAAAAGAAGTAAAACACTGTATAAATATTAAATATATTGCTACATTACATTATGTTTAAAATTTATACAGTTTGTTGATGATTGATTAACAAATATTTTTTTTACAAAATTTTTTAATTGACTATTCAAATTTTACACACTAAACTTATT